TCAGCCTTTGGGGGGCAGCTCGAACTCTCGGAACCGAATCACCTCATCGCCCAGCCATTCGTTCACCTGCTGCAGCCTTGCCTGGATTGGCTCCAGTTCGTTGACGGCCCAGACCTCGGCGGCCTCGCGCAGTGAGCCGAAGCCGCCGGCGTTCTGCGGCACGATGCCCATCAGCTGAGGCGGGATGCGAAGGGCGGCCAGCAGGTCGTCGCGGCTGATGTTCTTGATCGAGCCGAACTCATCCTTGGCCGCCACCTCGCTCACCGGCAGCAGCTGGATGCCGTCCTTCTTGCCGCCCGGCGCGTACATGAACAGGTTGCGGAAGTTGCCCGGCCCCTTGGCTGACTTCAGGGCCTTGCGCAGGGCGTCAACGTCCTCTTCCTTCTGCGCCGCATCGGTCATGTACATGATGAAGCCGGCATGGCTGCCGTTCTGGTAGTAGCGCCGGCGGAAGAGAGTGGCGGACTCGTTGAGTAGCGCCGACTGCAGCGCCGACAACCACTCCGGCAACCCGTACACCTCCTGGTTGATATCCGCCTCGCGCAGATGGCAGATGGTGCCCGGCGCGAACACGTGCTCATCTTTCCAGCCGCGCACCTGGTAGTAGGTTTCCAAGTCCGCGCCGCGCCGCATGTACTTGGCCAGCGTTGGCTGCAGGCTCAGAGGCTGGCCGAGCATGTTCTTCCGACGCTCCAGGTAGGCATTGCCACACCACAACCAATCCAAAGCAAACTGCCCGAACGCCTGACGCGAAAGTAGGCGATGGGGAATGAATGTCCGCTCCAGCATGTTGCGCTTGAAGTTGAGGCCCGACTGCAGGAACACGCTCGCCCTGGTCGATTTCGCCAGCCCGTCCAGCGACAGCGGTGGCTCATACCAACGGCCGTTCAGCCAGCATTCGAGGTAGTCCAGGATCTCGCGGCCATCGAGCACCGGCGTCGGATCGCCAAAGGTGAAGGCCTCAATGCCCTGTGCAGGCGCGGCAGCAATGTCGGTGCTCATCAGTAGATCTCCATAAAGCTGGTGTTCTGGGCGGTCATGCCCTCAAGCGGTTCGTTGTGCAGGGCATGGAACAGCGCCCAGGCCAGATCGGCGTGGCCGGTTTCGTCGGTGCGCCCGGCGGTGTAGGTCATCTGCCGGCCGCTGGCCGTGGTGGTCTTGCGGATCGCCATCAGCGAGCTGGCGAGGTCGGTCCAGCCAGCGTCGAATTCCAGCCGGCCCTTGTGGATCACGTCGTAGGCCTTGAGCACCAGGCGCGTCTTCACCTCCGGCGAGTAGCTGAACGTGGTCAGGTTCGGGAAGAACTGCTTTACCAACTGCGCCACGCCCGAGCCCATGCCGGTCATATCGATGCCGATATAGGTCACCCAGTAGCGCAGCGTCACCCGGCGGATCGCCTCTGCCTGGGCGGCGAAATCCATCCCGCGGAACTGATGCCGCTCCAGCACACGGAACTTGCCGCCCGGTACCAGCGGCGGCGCCACCACCACCAAGCCGGCGCTGTCGCCGGTTTCGGCAGGGTCATAGCCCACCCAAACCTGCCGGTCGCCAAAGGGGCGGTCGGCGAACGGCTTGTAGTCCTCGTCCCACTCGATCCAGCTGTCCACCATGCATGGCTGCAGCACAGCCAACGGGAAGACCGAGGCACCGTCATCGACGAACTCACACATCAGCAGGTTGGCGAACTGCTCGGCGTTGTACTCAAAGCGCAGCTCGTCCAGGTCGAACAGGTCGCACCCGCGCCGCTCCGCATCGAGGATCGTCACGATCTGCCGCCAGATCTTGTCTTCCTGGCACAACTTGCCGGGGGCCAGCGCATCGTGACTAAGGTCGATTTTTATATGCTGCGCCGCTGGCTTGCCCTTGTTCAGGCGCTCACCCGTCCACCACTTGTAGGCCGGGTGGCCCATGCTGGATGGGGTGCTGAAATAGGTTTTGCGCCAGTGCTTGTGCAGCGCCATACCCGACGCCACCTTGTTCAGCTCGTCAAAGCCATGCACCCAAAAAAATTCGTCGAAGTAGAAGTTGCCCGAGCGGCCCTGCGCGGTGCGGAAGTTGGTGCCCAGGAAGTGCAGCTCCGCGCCGTTCCACAGCACGATGGGGTCACCCGTTAGCTGGGTGCCCAGCACATCGCGCACGAAGTCCTGCATGTAGTTTTTGAACTGATGCGCCTGCGCCTTGCTCGCCGAAAGGAAGATCTGATTGCGCCCCGTCAGCACCGCGTCGATCAGCGCCTCCCGCGCAAAGTAGAACGTGGCGCCGATCTGGCGGCTCTTGAGCAGCATGCGCGTGCGCATGTTCATCGCCCGGTACCAGTCGAGCTGGTAGTCAAAACACCCGTCGCGGAAGGCCTCTTCGAGTTTCTCGATATCCTCCTCGCTGAACTCGTTTCGCTTAGGCGCCGCCTTCGGCCCGGCGTTGCGCTTGTCCAGGTTGGGATTGAGTTCCGACTCTTTGCCGCCGCCCTGGAAGCGCTGAATCCGCGCCTGCCGTTCCAGCTGCCGGTGCAGCAGATCGATTTCCTTGAAGTCACCGCCCGACTTTCCGTCCTTCAGGATCAACTGAACCAGCCGCGCCTCCAGTGCGCCGCCGATGCGCTCCACGCTGTCGGCCCGGTCCCACTCGTCCCGCGCCTTCCAGCTGTGGACGGTCTTTTCCTTCTCGCCCAGGTAGTCGGCGATGTCCGTGATACGCCAGCCCGTCCAGTACAGGAATTTGGCCTGGCGGCGGTTATCACGTTGGGCGGGGAGTTCGGTGGCTGCGTTCATGGCGCAGATGGTGTCGCCCGCGCGCGTAGCCTGTTAGCGCGGCGCCCTGTACCTGGCTCGCATACACAGCTGGCTGATTGCCCGTACTGCCTAGCGTGCCGACCATGCCTTCACAGCAACTGCACCCAGCAGCTACGAGGAAAAACCGCATGGCCGGCAACAGCACCCCCGCCAAGAAATTCCGCTCGAAGTGGACTCGCATCGCCGTCGAAGGCGCCACTACCGATGGCCGCACCATCGAACGCAGCTGGCTCGAAGACATCGCAGCCCAATACAACCCGGCCACCTACGGCGCCCGCATCAACTGCGAACACATCAAGGGCATCGCCCCGGAGAGCCCATTCGGCGCCTACGGCGACGTGCTGGCCGTCAAGGCCGAAGAAGTCGAGATCGATGGCAAGCAGAAGCTCGCCCTCTATGCCCAACTCCAGCCCAACGACGCCCTGCTGGCGCTGAACAAGAAGGGCCAGAAGATCTACACCTCGATCGAAGTCCAGCCCAAGTTCGCCGACACCGGCAAGGCCTACCTGATCGGCCTGGCCATCACCGACAGCCCCGCCAGCCTGGGTACCGAAGCCCTCGAATTCAGCGCCAAGCACGGCACCCTGGCCAACCGCAAACAGCATCCGGACAACCTCTTCACTGCCGCCGAAGAGGCCGAGCTCGAGTTTGAAGAGGTGACCGAAAAGCCCGGCGCTTTCGGCGATCTGGCCAACCGCGTCAAGGCCCTCTTCACCAAGGGCAAGGAAACCGACAGCCAGTTCGCCGAGATCGGCGAGGCCGTCACCTCCCTGGTCGAGTTCGCCGAGAAGCAACAGGCCAGCCTGGAAAAGCACAGCGCGGACGCTGCTGCACTGGGCGAGAAGGTCACCCAGCTCGAAGCGACTATCACCGAGCTGACCGAAAAGCTCGGCAATGCCGAGGACCATAGCCAACAAAAACGCCCGCCAGTATCCGGCGGCGACGGCATCGTCCTCGCCGAGTTTTAACCCCAGGCACCTGCCAGCAGCCGCCCATCATCGGAGTAACCCATGCGTAACGAAACCCGCAAACTGTTCAACGGCTACCTGCAGCAGGTGGCCAAGCTCAATGGCGTCGACAACGCCACTGAGAAATTCAACGTCGCCCCCACCGTGCAGCAGAAGCTGGAAACCGCCATCCAGGAAGCCAGCGGCCTGCTCAAGCGCATCAACATCATCGGCGTCGAGCAGCAGGAAGGCGAAGCGCTGCTGCTGGGCGTCAACGGCCCAATCGCCAGCCGCACCAACACCAAGAATGGCGGGCGCCGCAACCCGGTCGAGCGCAGCGCGCTGAGCAAAGACACCTACACCTGCAAGCAGACCAACTTCGACAGCTCCTTCCCCTATGCGCTGATCGATGCCTGGGCCAAGTTCAAGGATTTCCAGGCGCGGCTGTCCGCGGCCATCACCGAGCGCCAGGCTCTGGACCGCATCATGATCGGCTTCAACGGCACCAGTGCGGCAGCGACCTCCGATATCGCCGCCAACCCGCTGCTGCAGGACGTCAACGTCGGCTGGTTGGAGAAGATCCGCATCGGCGCGCCTGATCGTGTCCTGGACGAAGTCGTCGAGGATTCCGGCAAGGTCACCATCGGCGCCGCCGGCGACTACAAAACCCTGGACGGCGTGGTGTTCGACGCCGTGCAGATGCTCGAACCGTGGCACCGCAACCACCCCAACCTGGTGGTCATGGTTTCCCGCGACCTGCTGCACGACAAGCTGCTGGCCGCGGTTGAGAAGGGCGCGGCTTCCAACCAGGAAGAAAACGCCGCCGACCAGATCGTCACCAAGGCCCGCCTGGGTGGCCTGCCTATCGTCGACGCGCCGTTCTTCCCGGCCGGTACCGTACTGGTCACCACCCTCAGCAACCTCTCCATCTACTTCCAGGAAGGCGCGCGCCGCCGCCATGTGAAGGACGAGCCGGAGTACGACCGCGTCGCCGACTACCAGTCGAGCAATGACGCCTACGTGATCGAAGACTTCGGTCTGGTCGCCCTGGTCGAAAACATCGAGGCCGCATAACCATGCTCAGCCCAGCTCAACGCAACCAGCTGCGCAAACGCGCAGCCCTGCAGGCCGCTGAGGTAGCGCCGGAGCGTTCCATGGCCGGCGCAACCGCCTACGAACAGCAGCTGATGCAACTCAACCAGGACCGGCTGCGCCTCAAGCAGGTGCAGTCGGAGCAGGACAAGGCCGAGCTCAAGCGCCTGCTGATCCCGGCGTATGCCCCCTATATCGAAGGCGTCCTTTCCGCCGGCAACGGCGCCCAGGACGACGTGCTCACCACCCTCATGGTCTGGTGCATCGATGCCGGCGAGTTTGCCGCCGCGCTGTCTATCGGTGCCTACGTGCTCAAGCACAACCTGAAGATGCCGGACCGCTTCGAGCGCACCACCGGCTGCCTGCTGGCCGAGGAGATCGCCAACGCGGCGCTCAAGGTGCAGAAGGCTGATGGTGAATTCCCGCTGTTCGTGCTTGAACAGGCCCTGACCATCACCGACCCGCACGACATGCCCGACCAGGTGCGCGCCAAGCTGCTGCTGGCAACTGGCAAGGCGCTGCTCAGCAAGGTCGATGAGGATCAGCTCGACGGCGAACTGCTCGACCAGGCCAAGGCGAAGCTGACCAAGGCCATCGACCTGCACAGCAACTGCGGCGGCAAGAAGGATCTGGAGCGCGTCGTGCGCCTCCTGAAGAAACACGCGGAAAGCAAGCCGACCGACTCCGGTACCGGCGAGCCACCAGTCGACGAGACCGCCAACCCCGACCAGGGCGCAGGCGATCAAACCGACCCAGGCGAGCAGGGCACTGAACCCGGTACCGGCGAGCCACCCGCTAACTGAGCGTCCCCCACGCACTCGGCGGCTCGGGGCGGATCGACAGGTTTTCTCCTGGCCATGTCGTGAAGCCCCGACCACCGCCGAACCAGGGTAAGAATTCATGAGTGCATTCATCGCATCCGGCGGCACGGCTGAGCCGTACCCCATCACCAACGATGGCTGGTTTCCGGATCTGGACGGCCAGCACATGCGTGAGTCGCTGCGCCTGGATGGCAGCGTCACAGACGCCCGCCTCGAAACCGCCGTCGTCAACGCCGTGATCGAGGTTAACCGCGAGCTCAAGACCTGGAAGGCGCAGCAGCTCGCCGCTGGCCACACCAGCCTGGCCGACGTTCCTGCCGACCAGATCCAGGGCGAGACCGAGCTGCAGCACCTCTACCGCCGCGCGATCTACTCCAGCGCAGGCGCCGAACTGGCCGAGCGTTACCGCGACTACAGCGCCACCGGCGACGGTGCCGAGCGCGCCGATGCCCAGCTGCCCACCGCCGACGAATACCGCCGCGATGTCCGCTGGGCCGTTCGCAGCATCCTCGGCCGCGTGCATACCACCGTGGAGCTGATCTGATGGCCGCCGTGCGCGCCCAGCAGGGCGACACCCTCGACGCCCTCTGCTGGCGGCACTACGGGCGCACCGCAGGCGTGGTCGAGCAGGTGCTCGATGCCAACCCCGGCCTGGCCGACCTCGGCCCCGTCATTCCGCACGGCACCCTGGTGCAGCTGCCCGAACAGCCCGTGCGCGCCGAGCAACGCCAAACGGTGAACCTATGGGACTAATCATCAATGGACAGCGGAATGAAGCGCATGCCTGACCGACCGGAAACATGGGCCTGGCTTAGCGCCTGGCTCGAACACAACTGGCCCGCCATCTACGCCGGCCTGCTCGCCGCTGTCATGGGCGGCCTGCGGATCATCTACGGCGGCGGCACCTGGCGCCGGGTGATCCTCGAATCGCTGATGTGCGGCCTCGCCGCGCTGTCGGCCAGCCATGGCCTGGCCCTGTTCGGCATTCCGCTCAGCACCGCGCCGTTCTTCGGCGGCGTCATCGGCCTGCTCGGCATCGAGTTCACGCGGGCCGTCGCCAAGCGCCATTTCAATCGAAAGGCGGACCAGCTATGACCGAACTTCTTCGCAACGGCTCACGCGGCCTTGCCGTGCGCAATCTGCAGGCCGCGCTGGCGTTGGCCGGTTTCAAGCTCAGTATCGACGGCGACTACGGCGCCACCACCGAGGCCGTCGTGCGCGCCTACCAACGCAAGGTCGGCCTGGTGGACGATGGCGTCGCCGGCCCGAAAACCCAGGCCGCGCTCCAGGGCTACGACACCTCGCGCTACCTCAAGCGCAAGGACCTGCAACAGGCCGCTGACCGCCTCGGCGTCCCGCTGGCCAGCGTCATGGCCGTCAACCAGGTGGAAAGCAGGGGAGAGGGCTTTGCCGCCAACGGCCGCCCGGCGATCCTGTTCGAGCGGCATGTGATGCACCAACGCCTTCAAGCCAACGGCATGAGCCTAGCCGAAGCCGATTCCCTGGCCGAGCAGTACCCTGGCCTGGTCAACCGCAAAACCGGCGGCTACCTGGGCGGCACAGCCGAACACCAGCGGCTGGCCAATGCCAAGCAGATCCACGCGGCCGCCGCACTCGAGTCCGCCAGCTGGGGCCTGTTCCAGATCATGGGCTACCACTGGCAGCGCCTCGGCTACCTCGACGCCCAGCACTTCGCCGACACCATGGCATTGAGCGAGGCTGGCCAGCTCGACGCCTTCGTCAGCTTTATCGAAGCCGACCCGGCGCTGCACAAGGCGCTCAAGGCCCGCAACTGGAAACAGTTCGCCCGCATTTACAACGGCCCGAACTACGCCAAAAACCTCTACGACGTGAAGCTGGCCAGGGCCTACGCCCAGTTTGCCGGTGAGCAGGAGCAGGCCGCATGAGCTCGGCCCGCCTCTGGCTCGTTGCCGCAGGCGTGTTCGTTGCGCTGCTGGTAGCACTGAATCTTCAGGCCCAGCGGCTCGACGCGGCCAACGCCCGCGCAAATCTCGCCACCGAACGCCTGCAAACCGCCAACGAGCGCAACGCCCGCCAGGCGCAGACCATCACCCGGCTCACGGGCGAGGTGGCCACCCAGCGGCTGGCCCAGCTCAACCTGCAACAAACCACCGCCAGCGTGCGCCAGGCCCACGCCGCCGACCAGGTACAGAAAAAGGAGCAACGCCGTGAAGACCTGCCCCATCAAAGCTGGGCTGCTCAGCCTCTGCCTGCTGCTGCTCGCCGCCTGCACCACCGCCCGGCCATCACCGGAGCAGACGGTTACCGTCAGTGGCTGTCCAGTCGTCACGCGCTGCACGCTCAACCCGGCGGCGCCGGCCAGTAACGGCGAGCTCAGCGACGACAGCGACTACCTGCTCAGCGCCTGGGCCGAGTGCGCTGCCCAGGTAGACACAGTGTTCGAGCACAACCAGCAGGGCGACCAGCCATGAAAAAGCCCGAATCCCTGCGCGCCCACCTGCTGGCCGCCATCCCCGAGCTCAAGCGCAACCCCGACCGCCTGCTGGTGTTCGTCGATAACGGCAGCATGCGCAGCACCGCCGCGCCGGGGCTGTCGTTTGAATACAGCTATACCCTCAACCTGATTTTGACCGACTTCGCCGGCAGCCCGGACGCCGTTGCCGTCCCGCTGTTTGCCTGGGTGCTGGTCAACCAGCGCGAGCTGATGGAGAACCTGGAGAAGGGCAAGGACCCTATCAAGTTCGAGGCCGACATCCTCAACAACAAAGCCGTGGACCTGTCCATCACCCTGCCACTCACCGAGCGCGTGATCGTCAAGCGCCAGGACGACACCACCCTGCACATCAGCCACCCGGCCGAGCCCCAGCTCGATGAATACCTGCCCGCCGGCCCCTGGCAACTGATCGCCGATGGTGAAGTGCTGGCCGAGTGGGAGGGCACGCAAGGGCAGGGCATTGGCGACATTGCCAGCCCGCACCCGGCGCCGCGCCATGGCTGATGATCTACAAGCCCTGGAGGACTGGGCCGGCGCACTGCTGAACAGCCTGCAGCCCAAGGAGCGCCGCCAGCTCACCCAGACCATCGCCCGCGACCTGCGCCGCAGCCAGCAGCAGCGCATTGCCGCCCAGAAAAACCCAGACGGCACCCCCTACGCCCCGCGCAAGCCCCGGCAGGAGCTGCGCGCCAAGGTCGGGCGCATCAAACAGCGCAAGATGTTTGCGAAGCTGCGCACCGCCCGTTACCTACGCCTGCAGAGCGACGCCAGCAATATCGCCATCGGTTTTGCCGGCCGCGTGTCGCGCCTGGCTCGCGTTCACCAGTACGGCCTGCGGGACAAACCCGGCCGCAACTCGCCCGATATCCAGTACCAGCGCCGCGAGCTGCTGGGCTTCAGCGATGCCGAGCTGGACATGATTCGCGACCAGCTGATCGAGCATCTGGTGCCCTGATGCTGTAACGGCCACCGCTACACAGCCCAACCAATGCGCCACGCGCACGCGAAGGCGAGCATGGCGGCATGAACATCACCGACCTGACCCGCCGCCTCGACAACCTGATCCGCATCGGCACCATCGCCGCCGTGGATCACGCGGCTGCGCGCTGCACGGTCAAAACCGGCGGGCTCACCGTGCCGAACCTGCCCTGGCTGGCCCAGCGCGCCGGTACCAGCAGCGACTGGGATGCCCCCACGGTCGGCGAACAATGCCTACTGCTCAGCCCCAGCGGCGAGCCCGCCCAGGGCATTGCCCTGATCGGCCTGTATTCACAGCAACGTCCGGCCCCGTCGAGCAGCGCAAACCTGCGCCGGCGGACCTATCCGGACGGGGCTGTGATCGATTACGACCACGCCAGCCACACGCTCACCGCCACGCTGCCAACTGGCGGCAAGGCCAAGCTCACCGCGCCCGGCGGCGTCACCATTCTTGGCGACGTGGACATCACCGGCCTGGTCACCGTCAGCGACGACGTGATCGCCGCCGGCATCAGCCTGGTCAAACATGTGCATGGCGGTGTCCAGGGCGGCCCGAGCAAAACGGGGGCGCCGCAATGATCGGCATGTCCGCCCGCACCGGCCGCGCCATCGAGGGCAACGCCCACCTGGCCCAGTCCATCGCCGACATCCTCACCACGCCCATCGGCTCGCGTGTGATGCGCCGCGAATACGGCAGCCTGCTGCCCGACCTGATCGATGCGCCCCTCAACGACGCCACCCGCTTGCAGGCCTACGCGGCCACTGCCATGGCGCTAATGCGCTGGGAGCCGCGCATTAGGCTCAGCCGTGTGCAGCTCGGCCTCGGCGAGCGTCCGGGTCAGGCCGTGCTGGATCTCGAAGGCGCCCGCACCGACAGCAACGAGCCGCTGAGCCTGCGCGTGCCGCTGCAACTGGGAGCAGTCGCATGAGCATTGACCTGTCGCTGCTGCCGCCGCCAAACATCATCGAGCCGCTCGACTTCGAGCAGATCCTCGCCGAGCGCAAAGCGCGCCTGCTCAGCCTCTACCCGGCAGCCGAGCAGGCCGCTGTCGCCGCGTTGCTTGAACTTGAATCGGAGCCGCTCAACAAACTGCTACAGGAAAACGCCTACCGCGAACTGGTCCTGCGCCAACGCATCAACGACGGCGCCCGCGCGGTCATGCTGGCCTTTTCCGGCGGCGCCGACCTCGAGCACCTGCTCGCCCTGCTGGGCGCCGAGCGCCGGGAAGGCGAGAGCGACGACGAATACCGCCAGCGCGGGCAGCTTGCGCCGTTTGGCTTCAGCGTTGCCGGCCCCCTCAACGCCTACCGCTACCACGCCCTGAGCGCTGACAGTGACGTGCTCGATGCCCGAGCCGATCAACCGCAGCCCGGCGTTGTGCGCGTAACAGTGCTGTCGCGCAGCCGGCAAGCCGCAGCCCCCGAGCTGCTGCAGCGAGTCGCCGACGCACTCACTGCCGACGACATTCGCCCGCTTAATGACACCGTCCAGGTGCAGGCCGCAACCCTGCGCCCCTGGTCTATCAATGCCCGCATATACGTCGGCAGTGGCGCCGCGCCCGAGCCGCTGCTGGTCGCCGCCCGGGAAGCCGCCGAGGCCTATGCCGCCGCCCAGCACGCCATCAATGCGCCGGTGCGCCTGTCCGGCATTTATGCCGCACTGCATCAGCCGGGCGCGCTGCGCGTCGAGCTGCTCAGCCCAACAGCAGACATTGAGCCCCACGCGCAAACCGCACCCATCTGCACGGCGGTCACGCTCGCGCTGGTGACCGGCCATGACTGATCTGCTGCCACCCAACAGCACCCAGCTGGAGCGCGCACTGGCCGCTTCAGCCGAAGTTGATCAGCTGCCCGTAGAGCTGCGCACGCTTTGGTCCGCCGAGCATTGCCCCGCTGCGTTTCTGCCATACCTGGCCTGGACGCTGTCCGTCGATTTCTGGGACATGGCCACCACCGAGGCGCAGCAGCGCGCACTGATCGCCGGCGCCATTGCCTGGCACCGCAAGCGCGGCACCCCTTGGGCCATCAAACAAGCCCTGGCCGCCATCGGCTACCCCGTCCTGGAGATAGTCGAGCAGGCCGAATACCACCGCAAATGGGTCGCCGCAGGCGGCCGCACGCTGGACGGCAGCTGGTCGCTCGATGGCTCCGCCACGCTGCAGCCGCCCGAGACCGGCGGCGCTCTGGTACGCCGCACCGCCCTCAACCACTGGGCCGAATACGCCATCCGCCTGAATGCCGTCGACGGCGCCTGGTCGCGCACCCAGCAAGAGCGCATCCGCCGCGTCGCCGAGGCCTACGCCCCGGCGCGCAGCAGGCTGGTTGCCATCATCACCAGCCTGTCCACCCGTTTCGGGCGACCGGTTCAGGTCATTGGCCTGCAGCAGCGGGTGCGCATCCGCCTCGACCGCTGCCAGCGCGTGCAGCCTTTGCAGCGGCGCACCCTCGACGGCTGCTGGTCGCTCGGTGGCGAGACGGCGCCGCAATTGCTCGATGGCCAGCTACGCCTGGACGGCACGCGGCATCTGAACGGTCAGTGCCTGGTTGCAACCTGGGACTGGGCTGTCGGCCATGCGCGTGCCGCCCAGCGAGTTCGCTTGCAGCTGCGCGCCACGGTCGGTACCGGCGCCGCGCCTGCGTCCGCGCCTCTCTCCGCACCGCCGCAGCCGCTCGATGGCAGCTGGCGGCTGGACCAGCTGACGCTCCAGGGCTGGCCGCTGGATGAGGGCATCACCCTTGACGATGCTGCCCTTGACCGCATCGGCCTGCAGCGCCTCGACGGCACCTGGCGCCTTGGCACCAAGCCTGCCGCCGCCCGCGTCCGCGCGCGCATCACTGCACGTATCCGCCAGCACGGCCTCACCCAACAGGTAGCCCTATGACCGAACCCCCCATCCTCACCACGGTGGCCTACCGCAGCCGCCTGGCGCTGACTGCCGCCACCGGTGGCGAGCTGTCGCCGATTGCCTTCCTGGCATTCGGTACCGGTACCCGCGCGTATTCGCCGGATGAAGACGCCGCCCTGCAGGCCGAGGCGTTGCGCCTGCCGGCCAGCACCTCAGCCGCCGGCCCGGAAGTCACCGCGTCGGCCACGCTACCCGGCGCCGCCATCGCCGGGCTGGCCATCACCGAAGTCGGCGCCTTCACCGCCTCCGGCGTACTGGTCGCCCGCAAAACCATTGCCCCCATCGAGCTCGAGCCCTACGGCGAGATGGATTTCAGCATCGTCTTTGAGTACTGAGGAACAACCCATGCCCCTGACACCCAGCGCCACCCCCCAGCTGAGCGAAAGCATCCCGCAGCTGACCACCAACAGCGTCGCGCACCCGGATACCTGGAACCCGGTGCACCAGGCGCTGCTCGATAACGACGCCTACCTCGCGCGCGTGCTCGAAGAAACCGGCGCGACGCTTGGCGAGCAGGTCGCCACCCTCGATCAACGTCTTGATGGTGTAGAGGCAACCAGCTCAGTGGCCGTGCAGCGCGCGGTGAGCCTCGACTGGCTCTACCGTGGCAACGCGATCAGCTTCGAAATGTTCACCCCCGGCTATACGCTGATCGACATCGAGCCGATTGCCGTGGTGCAGGGTATCAACGGGGATGACTCGCTCGACGTGGCCGACACCAGCGCCCTGCGCGCCGGTGATTACTACGTGCTGACCGACCCCACTACCGTGGACGAAGAGGGCGCACCCTCGCCAACGTCCGCCCTGGTGCAGATCGCCAGCGTGCTGTCCGGGCAGCGCGTGCGCCTGACTGCCAACCTCGCTCGCGACTGGGCCGCCACCGCCACGCTGTCCCGCTCCAGCCTCGCTGTGCAGGGCGCTGCACTGGCGCGCGGCGAAGTGGGCGATATCTATCTCACTCGGTCCATCAACATCGGTACCGACACCGAGGGCGGCGCCGTGGTTATCCGTCGCTCGCTGAGCGCCGCCGAGGCGCGCCTGTACTATCGCGACGCATACCAGGGCACCTGGCGCGAATGCGGCTGGTCCATGCGCCGCAGCGGCGGCAGCATTCCGACTGGCATGGCTGACTATGAGTACATCCTGCCGATGCGCGGCGACGGCTGGCTGCGCCTGGACATCGAAGGCGAAGCGCTGAGCATCGCCCACATCGTCGCCCTGGGCAGCCCGACCGGGCTGGGCGGATTTCTCAACCCTGAGCTGGCCCCCAGCGCCCCGGTGATTGCCTCGCCACTCGACGGCGTCACTGGCGTCATGGAGCGCCCGACCCTGACCATAGAGGGCTACAGCAGTCCAGCCGGCAACGCGCAGCAGGCTGTGCAATTCCAGATCTCGACCGACGCCCTGTTCGCCACCGTACTGCACGACTCCGGCGCCCTGGGCTCCGGCCTGTCGTACCGCCTTCCGGCTGAAGTGCTGCAGGCCGGCAACGCCTACTACCTGCGCGGTCGCGTCCAGGACGTGGCCGGCCTCTGGTCCGACTGGTCCGCCGTGACCAGCTTTGCCACCGCTGCCGACTTCATCTACGTGGTCGCGCCGACCATCACCGGTCCGGTCAGCAATGCGCTGGACGTACCCGAGCAGCCAACCCTTGCCAGTTCCTCGTTCACCGTCTCCGGTGGCGAAGACACGCACGCCGCCAGCCAGTGGCAGATCCGCACCGCCGGCGGCACCTTCAGCGCCCCGGCCTGGGACAGCGGCACCGACGCCACCAACCTGCTGACAGCGGTGGTCCCGGCCGGCGTGCTGCAGGCGGGCGAAACCGGCTACTACGTGCGCGTTCGCCACCAGGGCGCCACCAAGGGCTGGTCGGAATGGTCCGGCGAAAGCAAGTTCACCACCAAGGCCGCGTTTGCCACCATCGTGGGCATCGCGCTGCTGTCAACCGGTGGTGGCTCCGGTACCTGGGCGCGCATCGACGAGAACGGCGCGACCAAGGTCACCGACTCGGCGTTTTTCAGCAGCCACCAGACCTACGGCCAGATTCAGGACGTCACCATCGACGGCCAGGCCATGGTCAAGATCCCTGCGTTCTACGTGAAGGCCGGCACCATCGCCAGCGGCGCCAATGCCGGCAAGCGCGCCTGGTGGATCAGCGACCAGCCGGCCGCGGGCTTCACCTTGCATCCGGCGTTCATGCGTGCGGGCGCACCCATCGGCCAGTTCTGGATCGGCAAATACCAGGGCACGGCGGACGGCACCAAGCTGGGCTCCAAGCCGGGCGTGACACCGCTGGTTTCCATCGACTTCCCGGCCATGCAGGGCCGCGCCGCCGCGCGGAACGTCGCTGGCGTCTCGGGCTTCCAGCTGTGGGACTACTACCAGCTGTCCGCCATCCAACTGCTGGCCGCCATCGAGATGGGCGGCGCCAACAGCCAGGCGCTGATCGGCCAGGGCAACGTCAGCACGAGCGCGGCCCAGAACGTCGATTCGGCCACTGTGGCGCAAGCCACCTGGCGCGGCATCGTCGGCCTCTGGGGCAACGTCTACCAGATGGTCGACGGCCTGCGCACCGATGCGTCCAAGCGCTACGAGCTGTGGGACAAGCACGGCAACAAGGGCTACATCAACACCGGCGCCACCGCCCCGGCCAACGGCTGGACCGTCAGCCTGGCATCGCAGTCGGGAGCCGACTTCGATCTAGGCCCGCTGTTCGTACCGGCCACTACCGACACCAGCGAGGCCAACGGCACCACCGCCGACCGCCTCTACGCGAACGCCAACTGCGTGGCGTATCACGGTGGCTACTACGGCAGCGGCTCGACCGCCGGCCTGTTCTATCTGAACGTCTCCTACGCCGCGTCGAACGCGGCCGCGAGCATCGGCGGCCGCCTCGCAAAGGTGTGATGGGCCCTGTGACCTGAGTCATGTGCTTTTGGGCTAGCCCGCCGAGCGGGCGCCCTCTTTGAGGAGTTTTGCAAATGATGAAAATCGAAAATGCCGTGCTGATCGTGGGTGCTGTCAGCGTCAACCTGCCGCTGCTGGGCACCGATGCCGTGGTGCACGTCTGGCGCGTGCCCGCCGAGTACCGTGATAACGGCCTGTTCGTTGCGATTGATCAGCCGGGCCAGCCCGGCGAGATCCCCGCCTGCGATCCGCAGCAGGCCGAATACTTGGGCGCGCTGGACTACCCCGCCGCCGAGACCGAAGCGCTGCGCGACGCCAAGGCCCGCAAGCTAGCTGAGATCAACCAGCACTGCGAGGCCTCGCTCGCCGCCCTGGCGGCGCCGTACCCCGAGGGCGAGGTCAATAGCTGGCCGCAGCAAGTCAAGGAAGCCGAAGCCCTGGCGCTCGATGCCGACACCCCCGTGCCGCTGCTCGATGCCATCGCCGCCGCCCGTGGGCTGACCGTCATCGACCTGGCTGGCCGCGTCGCGGCCAAGATGCAGGCCTACGCCGAGCACAGCGGCGCACTGATCGGCCGCCGCCAGGCCGCAGAAGATCAGATCGAGGCCGCCACTACGCTGCCCGAACTGGAGGGCATCACATGGTGAAGCGCCTGCGCATGATCGGCCTGTGGCTGCTCTGCGCCCTGGCCGGGATCGTCGCCAGCGCCTGGATGCTGCTGGCCGTACTGGCCGGCAGCGACCGCGCCTGGAAGCTCGCCATCGCGCACGACCAGCTGGCGAACGCCGCGTTCGGCGGCGATGAGGACGAGACCATCAGCTCGCGCGCCGCCAAGGCCGCGAAAGGCGGCGAGCGGTGGGGCTGCGTGCTCTGCAAGCTGCTCGACAAGCTCGACCCTGGCCACTGCGAACGCAGCATCGAGCACGACGAGGGGAAGCCGTTGCTGTGAATGAAGCGCACCTGGTCCTGCTGACGAAGCTGGAAGAGCTGGATGCCTACACGCATACCGTGCTGCACCAGTTTCCGAAATTGGAGCGGCATCTGCTCTGCGCGGATCTGCGCGACACCACCAACCGCCTGCTGCGACTGACGGTGGTCGCCTGGAAGCGCAAGCAGAAGACCGCCGCGCTGTTCGACCTGGACGTCGAGCTGGAGGTCTGTCGCGGGCTGATCCGCAAGGCGCACCGCTTGAGCTACATCAGCACCAAGCGCCTCGATGTTTGGATGCGCCACGTCAACGAGATCGGCCGCATCGTCGGCGCCTGGATCAAACACGAAGGCGCAGCGGCGCCACGCAAATAGCAACATTGGGCAATGGCTTATTACGGTGGCAACTACGGCAACGGCTCGAACGCCGGCCTGTTCTATCTGAACGTCAACAACGCCGCGTCGAACGCGAACACGAACATCGGCGGCCGCCTCGCAAACGATTACCGCCAGAAGGCGCCAGGCTCACGGGCCGGCGTCCAGTGCGTTTCCTTTGGGGCCATTGTCCAGACCATGTTGTCAAAGATTTACAGGGCGTCGCGGCTAGTAGCTCCGGCCAACGTGGCGGCGCCCGCCCTATCCCTCGCATGAGGTAAGGTTTCTGCTGTGCCTGTTACAACCGCTGGCCTATGGGGCCAGATCACCAGTTTCGAGAATCTTTACGCCGCCTACCTGGAAGCCCGGCGCGGCAAGCGCGAGCGCGGCTCGGTGCTGCGCTTCTCTGCCAACGTTGAGGAGAATCTGGTCAACCTGCAGAATCACCTGCTGTGGAAGAGCTGGCGACCCGGCAAGCAGCGCGAATTCGTTGTAAAGGAGCCTAAGCTGCGGCTGATTCAGGCGCCGCCCTTCGCCGATCGCGTCATTCATCACGCCCTTGTTCGCGTGGTCGAGCCGCTGTTCGAGCGCAAATTCATCCATGACTCCTACGCCTGTCGCGTCGGCAAAGGCACCCAAGCGGCTGTCGCCAGGGCGCAGCACTTCCTGCGGGTGGCCAAGCGCAACCACGGCGACGGCTGCTACGTACTCAAGGCCGACATCAGCCGCTTCTTTTCCAGCATCCGCCACGCCTCGCTGCTGCGCGAGATCGAGCGCACCGTGCGCGACCCCGACGCCCTCTGGCTGTGGCGCCAGATCATCGCAGGCTACGGCCACGCCGCAGGCATTGGCTTGCCGGTGGGCGCACTGACCAGCCAGCTCGGCGCCAACGTGCTGCTGAACCACCTCGATCACGTTGCGAAGGATCAGCTGGGCATCAAGTATTACGTGCGCTACATGGATGACTTCATCGCCGTGCTGCCGAACAAGGCCGCTGCCGCCGAGGCCATGCGCGCGCTGTCCGCTACGGCCAACAACCTATGCCTGGCGATGAACCCCAAGACCGCGATCCACCCCTGGCAGCGCGGCCTCGACTTCTGCGGCTACCGGATCTGGCCAACCCACATCCTGCCGCGCAAACGCAACATCAAACGCGCCAAAGCATCGTTCCGGCAGCTGGCCACCCAATACCGCGCCGGCCTGATCGATCAGGAGCACGTTCGCCAACGCGTGAACAGCTTCCTGGCCTACAGCAAGCACTGCCAGGCGCAGAGGACGGTGGAGGGGGTGCTGGCGGATTTGGTGCTGAGCAGAAACCCCGCCCTGTAACACCCTCCGCTACAGCGCGGTGTGCTCGGCATCGTCGCGCGCGCGCGTCACCCTTGAGGCTCACTGATCCGGCACACGCCCGCAGGAGCCTCCCGCATGTCGACCGAATACCATCACGGCGTCCGCGCCCTCGAAATCAACGAGGGCACGCGCCCCATTCGCACCGTTTCCACCGCCGTGGTGGGCATGGTCTGCACCAGCAGCGATGCTGACGCGGACAAGTTCCCGCTGAACAAACCCGTACTGCTCACCGACGTGCTAACCGCTTCCGGCTCTGCCGGCGAGCAGGGCACCCTGGCGCGCAGCCTGGATGCCATCGTCGACCAGGCCAGCCCCGTCACCGTCGTGGTGCGCGTGGAAGAGGGCGCCGACGAGGCGGAAACCACCTCCAACATCATCGGCGGCGTCACCGCCGGCGGGCAGTACACCGGCATGAAGGCCTTGTTGGCCGCTGAGGCGCAGCTGGGCGTCAAACCGCGCATCCTCGGCGTGCCGGGGCTGGATAATCTGGCCGTCACCACCGAGCTGGTGGCCATGGCCGAGAAGCTGCGTGCCTTCGCCTATGCCAACGCCTACGGCTGCGAAACGGTGAGCGATGCCATCGCCTACCGCGACGGCTTCGGCGCCCGCGAGCTGATGCTCATCTGGCCGGATTTCGTCAACTGGGACACCGCCACCAACGCCGACGCCCCGGCCAGCGCCGTCGCCCGCGCCCTGGGCCTGCGCGCCAAGCTGGACCAGCAAGTGGGCTGGCACAAAACCCTTTCCAACGTGCCGGTCAACGGCGTGTCCGGGCTCAGCCGCGATATCTACTGGGACCTGCAAAACCCCGCCACCGACGCCGGCCTGCTCAACGCCAATGAGGTCACCACCCTGATCCGCCGTGACGGCTTCCGCTTCTGGGGCTCGCGCACCTGCAGCGCCGACCCGCTGTTCGCCTTCGAGAACTACACCCGCACCGCCCAGGTGCTGGCAGACACCATGGCCGAGGCCCACTTCTGGGCCGTGGACAAACCCATGCACGCCAGCCTGGTGCGCGACATCGTCGAGGGCATCAACGCCAAGTTCCGCGAGCTGATCCGTGGCGGCTACCTGATCGGCGGCGAGTGCTGGTTCGATGAAGCCGCCAACGACAAGGACACCCTCAAGGCCGGCAAGCTCTTCCTGGACTACGACTACACCCCCGTGCCGCCGCTGGAAGATCTGATGCTGCGCCAGCGCATCACCGACCGCTACCTGGTGGATTTTGCCGCCGGCATCAAAGCCTGACCCCATTCAACCCGCGCGGCCTCGCCGCGCCGTAGGAGCGCCCAGCCATGGCCCTGCCCAAAAAGCTCAAGAACATGAACCTGTTCAACGACGGCAACAGCTACGTTGGCCAGTGCAAATCCGTCACCCTGCCAACCCTCACCCGCAAGCTGGAATCCTGGCGCGGCGGCGGCATGGACGGCCCGGTGAAAGTAGACCTCGGCCACGGCGACGACGGCATCCAGCTCGAATGGACCCTCGGCGGCTGGGATCTGACCGCCCTGCGCCAGTTCGGCGCCGTACAGGCCGATGGCGTGATGCTGCGCTGGGCCGGCGCCGTACAGCGCGACGACACCGGCGAAGTGTCGGCGGTGGAAGTGGTCGCGCGTGGCCGGCACGAAGAGATCGACTTCGGCGATGCCGAGTCCGGCGAAGACACCGAGCATTCCTTCACCACCACCTGCAGCTATTACAAGCTCAGCGTGGACGGCAACGTCGAAATCGAAATCGACCTGCTCAACTTCGTATTCGTCGTCAACGGCGAAGACCGCCTGGCTGAGCACCGCGCCGCCATCGGCCTGTAATCCCGGCGCCGGCCAGCGCGCCGGCGCTCCTACTATCGCAAACCAAGGAGAAGCACCATGAGCAAGCCCACCCATAGCGACCCCCTCGTCCTAGAACGGCCGATCCCGCGCGGCGAGAAGAACAGCATCACCGAGATCACCCTGCGCAAACCCGCCGCTGGCGAGCTGCGTGGCCTCAAGCTGGCCGACCTGATCAACGGCGACGTCAACGCCACCATTCGCCTGGTGCCGCGTATCAGTCAGCCGAGCCTCACCGAGCAGGAAGTCGCCGCCCTGGACGTGGCTGACCTGCTGGGCTGCGCGGATGCCATTGCCGGTTTTTTGCAGAAGACGGGCGCAGCGGAATCCCCCGCAGCGTAGATGACGTGATGGCGGACATCGCCCTGGTGTTCCATTGGGGGCCGGAGCAGATGTACGCCATGCCCCTGGATGAACTGATGGACTGGCGCGAGCGCGCCATCGACCGATGGGAGCGCACGCATGGCGCGTGATTTAAGCCTACGCGTTAACCTCAAGGCCCTGGACAACGCCACCAAGCCGCTGCGCACCATCGCCGGCGGCGCGGTGGGCTTGGGCCGCGCGCTCAAGGACACCCGTGGCGAACTCAAGGGCCTGCAAGCCCTGCAGAAGGACGTCACCAGCTTTCGCAACCTCAAGGGCGCGTCCGAGCAAACCGGCGCGGCCATGCAGGCCAACCGCGAGCGCGTCAAGGCGCTGTCTCGCGAGCTGGCCAGCACCGCCACGCCCACCAAGGCGCTCACCCGCGACTTCCAGAGCGCGGTCCGTGAGGGGCAGCGGCTCAAGCAAAAGCACAGCGAACAGCAGCGCGAGCTCCAGGGCTTGCGTAGCAAGCTGGGCGAGGCGGGCATCAGCACCCGCAACCTCGGCCAGCATGAGCGCGACCTGCGCAGCAAAATCACCCAGACCAACCAGGCGCTGACTCAGCAGGAGAACCGCCTCAAACAGGTCACCGCCCAGCAGAAGCGCCTCGGGCAAGCCAAAGAACAGTACGAACGCACCTCGGCGCTGGCCGGCAGCATGGCCGCCACCGGCGCCGGCGGGCTGGCCACCGGCAGCGGCATTCTCTACGCCGGCGCGCGGATGATGGCGCCCGGGCTGGAGTTCGATGCCAGCATGAGCAAGGTGCAGGCGCTGACGAAGCTCGATGCTGGTAGTGAGGAGCTTGACGCGTTGAGGCAGCAGGCAAGAGATCTGGGCGCCAGCACCCAGTTCACCGCCGGGCAGGCCGCCGACGCGCAGGGCTTCCTGGCCATGGCAGGCTTCAAACAGCAAGCCATCATCGCGGCGATGCCGGGCATGCTCGACCTGGCCAAGGCGGGCGACACCGACCTTGCGGCTACAGCGGATATTGCGTCGAACATCCTCAGCGGCTTGGGCATGCAGGCCTCTGAAATGGGCCGCATGGGCGATGTGCTGACTGCCACGTTCAGCAACTCGAATACCAACCTGCAAATGCTCGGCGAAACGATGAAGTACGCCGCGCCAATCGCCAAGACCTACGCCGTAGACCTCGAAACCGTCTCTGCCATGGCCGGAAAGCTGGGCGATGCGGGCATCCAGGGCAGCATGGGCGGTACCGCTCTTTCGTCCATCATGAACAGGCTCGCCGCACCGCCCAAAGCAGCGTCCAAAGCACTGGACGAGCTCGGTGTGAAGACGGCCGATGCGGCGGGCAACCTGCGGCCAATGCCCGACATCCTCAAAGAGATCTACGAGAAGATCAAGAACCTCGGAACCGCGGAGCGGGGCGGCTTCCTGAAGGCGATTGCCGGCGAGGAAGCGGTCAAGGGCATGTCCCACCTGGTTGACCAGGCGGGGAGCGGGGAGCTACAGGCCTTTATCGCACAGCTTCAGAGCGCGGAAGGCAGCGCCAGCCGCGTTTCGAAGGTCATGGCCGACAACCTGCGCGGCGATCTCTCGGCCATGGGCAGCGCCTGGGAGGACCTCGGTATCCAGCTCCAGGAGCAGCAGAACGGGCCGATGCGGGAAGTCACCCAGACGCTCACCGGGATCATCGGCGGGGTGAAGGGCTGGATCGTCGAAAACCCCAAGTTGGCCAGCAACCTCGTCAAGACCGCCGCCGGCGTCGGCCTGCTGATGGCCGGCATGGGCGGGCTGACCCTCGCTATCGCCAGCATCCTCGGCCCGTTCGCCATGGTGCGCTACGGCATGATGCTGTTCGGCATTCGCGGCGTTGGGCTGGCCAGCACGCTGTTCAGCCTGGGCAAGACGGCGCTGCCGCTGGTGGGCAAGGGCATCCTGTTTATCGGGCGGGCGTTGGCGGCTAACCCTATCGGCCTGGCCATCACCGCGATTGCCGCCGGCGCCTACCTGATCTACCGCAACTGGGAGCCGGTCAAAACCTTCTTCCTCGGCCTCTGGTCCGAGATCCAGCAGGGCGTTAGCGGCGGGCTGGCCGGCATCGGCGCGCTGCTGCTCAACTTCAGCCCGCTGGGCCTGGTGTACCGGGCCTTTGCCGGCGTGATGGGTTACCTGGGCGTGGACCTGCCGAACAAGTTCAGCGAGTTCGGCGGCATGATGATGCAGGGGCTGGTAAACGGCATCAAAAACGCGGCGGGCGCGGTCAAGAATGCCGTTGTTGGCGCGGCGGACAGCAGCATCGGCTGGTTCAAGGACAAGCTCGGCATCCGCAGCCCGTCCCGCGTATTCGCCAGCCTGGGCGGCGACACCATGGCCGGGCTGGAGCAGGGCCTGGCCGGCGGTGAGAGCGGCCCGCTCTCGCAGCTGACCAGCACCGCCAAGCGGCTGACGGCGGCCGGTGCGGTCGGGCTGAGCATGGCTGCCGGGGCAATGCCTGCGGCTGCAGCGCCGGTGGCCTTCGACACCCGAGCACCGCTTGCTGCGGCCGCCAGCAGTGGCGGGGCAGGCGGCATCACCATTCAGGGCGACACCATCCAGATCATCGTGCAGGCCGGGCAGGGGCAGGACGTGGCGCAGCAGATCAAGCGCGCCCTCGAAGAGCATGAGCGCAACAAGCTCACCCGTGCCCGTTCCGCGCTGTACGACCAGGACTGACAGGAGCACCACCCCATGATGATGGCCCTCGGCATGTTCGTCTTCTCGCTGGAGACGCTCGCCTATCAGGAATTCCAACGCCAGACCGACTGGCGCCACGGCAGCACTTCGCGCATCGGCACCAACCCGGCGCGCCAGTACATGGGCCGGGGTGACGACAGCATTACCCTGCCGGGCGTGCTGCTGCCGGCGCTGGCCGGCGCGCAGATCAGCCTGGATACGCTGCGCTTCATGGCCGACACGGGCAAGGCCTGGCCGCTGGTGGAGGGCACTGGCAAGATTTACGGCACCTGGGGGATCGAATCGCTCAGCGAAACCCGCACGCTGTTCTTCCGTGACGGCCAGGCACGCCGCATTGAGTTCACCCTCAAGCTGGTGCGCATCGACGATGGGCGCGTGGACATGCTCGGCAGCGCCATCAGCGCCGGCGGCAACATCCTGCGAGGGCTGCTGCGGTGATCGACTCACTCATCACCCAGGGCAAGGGCCTGCTCGGCGCTGCCGTAGGCCAAGCCCAGGGCTACGCCCAGCAGGCGGCGGACGCCTACCGCGAGGCCACCGCCTACCCCAGCCCCATCTGCCGCGTGGTGGTCAACGGGCGCGACATCACCCTCGACATCGAGCAGCGCCTGATCAGCATCGAGCTCACCGACAACCGCGGCATGGAGGCCGATCAGCTCACCATCACCCTCAGCGACCACGACGGCCTGCTGGCCATCCCGCCGCGCGGCGCCTCGGTCAGCCTATGGCTCGGCTGGAGCGACACCGGCCTGGTCAGCAAGGGCAGCTACACCGTGGACGAAACCGAGCACAGCGGCGCGCCGGACGTGCTCAGCATCCGCGCCCGCAGCGCCGACCTGCGCGAAGGGCTGAAGAACAAGCGGGAGCGTTCCTGGACGGGGCAAACCATCGGCACCATCGTGTTCCAGATCGCCGCCGCCTACGGCCTGAGCCCGGTGATCAGCGCCGCGCTGGAGGCCATCGAACTGGCGCAGATTGACCAGGCCAACGAATCCGACGCGAACCTGCTCAGCCGCCTGGGCCAGCAGTTCGACGCCATTGCCAGCATCAAGTCCGGCAAGCTGCTATTCATGCCGGCGGGCAAAAGCGTGACCGCCAGCGGCTTGGCGCTGCCACATATCACCCTGACCCGAGCCGATGGCGACCAGCACCGCTACCTGCAGGCTGACCGCGACAGCTACAGCGGCGTGCGCGCCTATTACTACGAGCTGGGCAGCGCCGAGAGGAAAGAGGCCATCGCCGGCGCCGGCGACAACCTGAAGGAGCTGCGCCACAGCTATACCGACCGCGAGTCCGCTGCGCGTGCCGCCCGCGCCGAATGGAGCCGCCTGCAGCGCGGTACCGCCACGCTCAGCTACCAGCTGGCTAAGGGCCGCCCGGAGCTGACACCGGAACTCACCTACAGCCTCACCGCCATCAAGGCCGAAATCGCCGCCATCGTCTGGGTGGGCGCCAACGTGCGCCACAGCTTCACCCCGGACAGCTACATCACCGCCCTGGAGCTGGAATCCAAGCTGCCCGACGCCGACGATATCGCCGAACTGGCCGAGCAGAGCGGCAACTACACCGGCGTGCTCGCCTGGTACCGCGACGAGAAGACCGGCAAGCAGCACAAGCTCACCGAGGGCGACCAGACCAACCCCAAGCGGCTGACGCACCTGTACGCCGAGAAGAGCAGCGCCAAGCGCGCCGTGGAGCGGGAATGGAAACGGATACAACAAGCCAGCGCCTGACCGAACCCGAGCCGCCAACAGAGCCCGTCCGCTCCGCCTGGGAACTGATCGATGAAGAGTGGGCAGAGCAGGGCGAAGTGCCCATGTGCATGTAAAAGAAAACCCGGCCAAGCGCCGGGTTATTAGTATTCGCCTGCTACTCCGGCGCTTGCCTCAGCGCATCGAGCAGGCGCAGCAGGTGCTGCCGGTCCTGGGGCGAAAGCAGCCGGAACAGGCGCAGCAACTCCCGCTCCCGCAGAACCCAAGCCGGCGCAGATCAGCCCTTTATGGCGTCATCAGTCCCCATATCCAATAAAACAGGGCGCCGAGCAGGGCGAGGTACACCAGCCCAGCGTAGCGAATGGCTTTGTAGGCCGTTGCGTTGGTCGCGCCGCACTGCGGGCAGCTCTTTGCCTCGGTGGCGATCTGGGCGCTACAGGTGTTGCAGGCTATCAATGCCATTCTTATTCCCCCTCGGTGATGCAATGCTCAACCATCTCGTATTCGGTGCCCCACTCCCGTTCGCAGCGTTGGCGCACCGGCCCTGAATAGTTGCGCTCGATGTTGTCTTTTGCAGCCCTGCGCTCTTTGGCGCAGTGTTCCTGCATATCGTATTCGTCAGGCCATTCACGGGCACAGCGGGTAGCGATCTCGTCTTTCGGTGCGTTGGCCACTGCCGCCTGGGCTGAGCGCTGTTCCTTCACGCAATGCAGTGCCATCGCGTAGTCGGGTAGCCATTCGTTTTCACAGCGTTGGCGAATCGGACCGTCGTACCCGCCAAGCGCCCTGGCCGCTTGACGCTGATCGTTCTCGCAATAGGCGCGCATCTCAGCATCATCCGGCCATTCACTGTTGCAATGTGACCTGATGGCGCTTTCGTCTGCCTGGGCGGTGGAAAAGGGTATAGCAAGCGGGGCGGCCAGCAGCAGGCCGAGCAGGAGGTTGCGCATGGTGACGCTCCTTGTCGTGTGTGTATGGGGTCAGCGGCTACGGGTGCCGGTGATGATGTAGAGCACATCCGCATCGGTGCGGGCCGCCAGGGCCTGCAGGTAGTCGATTGGCATGGTGGAGGTGCCATTCTCGAACCGCTTCTGCATGTAGTCGGTGTGGCCTGCCAGGTGCGCTAGTTCGTGGATGGCTAGGCCGAGGCGTTCGCGCTCTTCGGTCAGTCGGGCACCGAAAGCATGGTCGAGGAGATCTTGGTGAGGCATGGAAACAGTCCTTGTTGGTTAGCAGGGGAGTTCGCCGCTTTCGAACAAAGCGTGCAGCTGGAGTTCATCCACGATGAATGCGCCGGCTTCCCGGGCTTTCTCGACTTTGGACGGGCCGGCGTTATCACCAATGCACAGGAAGGCCAGTGCCTTGCCTGCCGTTTTCATGACACGCAGCCCCTGTTCAGCTGCGAGGCGCTCAAGCTCATCGCGCTTGGCGGATTTGAAGCCGGTAAAGAGGATCTGCGGGCGCGCATCAGGTGCTGCTTTGGGTTTTGGCTCCGGGGCGGGCGGGGCAGCCTCGTTGAGCAAAAGCTCTTCACCCGCAAGGAACTGGACGATGCAGTCTTTCCGATAGGTTTTCGGAAGGCTGTCGGCTTCGTTTCGGCCTTGGATATAGCGGGTGTTTTCGCTCCAGCGGGTCAGTGTTCGTTCACTGACCTCACCGTGTGCGTCCCTGTAGATGAAATGCAAGATCGGCATCCTTGCAGCCCTTTATCTGTTCTCAATGGGAACAGATCATGCCAGCCTTTTGATATCAGCGACAACGGCCTCAAGCTCCTGGAGGCGCTGCTCAAGTGTTTTCAGCCGTTTCTTTTCCTCAGCAGCGTTCTGTATTTCCCGCTGGGCGTCTTCGTCCAATGCTCTGTACAGCTCAAGGATGGCCTGTTCGCGCGGGTTGACTGGTTCGCCGCCCGTTGAGGGGGCGTGCGCGCTTTGGTCGCGCCACATCGGACCGCTGCCTGTGAGCAGCCAGTCGCTTGATATACCCAATTGAGTGCTAACGATTCGCAATGCTTCAGCGTTCGGTTCGCGTAGCCCAAGCGTGTAGTTTTGGAACGATCTATACGGTATCCCGCATCGTTCGGCGGCCTCTTTGATCGTTAACTTCATGGCCTCCAGTGCGTGACGAAGACGTGAAGAAGTTTCCGTTTGTGCATTTTCTTCTGTTGACATTGCCGTTCGAGTGCCTATGATGTCGCCAAGTGGGTACAGATTACCCAAACAAGGAACCGCGAACCATGAACAAGCGACAGATTCACGCGCGGCTGATTGAGCAAGGCCTCAACTTCCGCAAGTTTGCCCTGGCCAATAACTACGACCCGCGCACCGTGACGCAAACGGTTGAGCGCTGGGCAGGTTCTCAAACGCCACCGAATGGGCGGATTGCATTTTCAGTTATGCGCGACCTCTCCAAGCAAATAGGTGTGGAGCTTATCCCCGGTCTGCTCGCGCATCCCTTTGCCCACGCCAGCTAACCGTAACCGGCTTAAGCCACAGGGAAAACTAGAAGATGAAGCGCGAAATTCTAGCCAGCCGCCGCCAGGTGATGACCGCCACGCTCGCCGCCTACCCAGGCGGGCGTGAGTGTGCTGCCGCACGGCTGGGACTCCCGCCGAAGAAGCTGGACAACCACGTTTACGAGAACGCCGGTAGTCGCCCATTGAGCGATGAACAGATTCACCAGCTCGAACAAGAGGCGCGCACCACCCATCTGCCTGACTACATCGCTGCGCTGTACGGCGGCGTGTTCGTACCGATCGCCAACCCGGACGAACTCGACAACATCGACCTGTATGCCCGTTCGCTGGTTACTACAACCAAACGCGGCGCCGTGGACCAGTTCATCGCTGAAGCGCTCGCAGACGGCGTGATTGATGGGCTGGAGCTGGAGGCCATCCTGGCGGCGCACCGCAAGCATATTGCGGCGCGCCATGAGGAAGTGCAGGCGGTGATTCTGCTTCACACCAAGCCGCAACAAGGAGAGCAACAGTGAGTACCAATCTGATACCGGTATTACAGGGCGAATTGGGGGGCCGTGCGCAGCAGTTGTGCGATGCGCGTGACCTTCATCAGTTCATGCAGGTCGGGCGCGATTTCAGCACCTGGATCAAGGACCGAATCGAGCAATACGGCTTCGTTGAAGGCGAGGACTTTTCCCCGGTTTTGGGGAAAAGTACCGGCGGCAGACCGACCAGCGAGTACCACCTCACCCTCGATATGGCGAAGGAATTGGCCATGGTCGAGAACAACGATCAGGGCCGTCAGGTTCGCCGTTACTTCATCGCGATGGAGCGCCAGGCGCGTGAAAGCCGAGGCGCTTCGTATCTGAGCATGAACCACCAGCTGGCCATGCACCGGCAGATCCCCAAGCTGATCGCTCAGCTCAAGGCAGAAACCGTGCCGGCCATCCGCGCCACGCTGTATGCGCAGCTCACCCAACATTGCCACCAGCTCGCCATTCCGGCGCCGCCGATGGAGTTTGTGGGGCGCAGCGTGCAACCGACGCCCGATCTGTTCGACCAGCAGGCGTAACGCAGTAAGCAGCACGCCCCCAGCCCGCGATAAGCCGGGCGGGGGTGCAAGCAAGAACTTACCGGCCCAGGCCGGAGCCGCGACTGGCGGCAGGGGAGGAAGTAGTGAGCGTTGCCCATAACGGTGGTTACAAGTGTTTGTGCCCGGCCTGCGGCGAGCGCATGCGCATTCGCAACAGCGAGGCGCAGACGCCGACGTACAAGACCATGTACGCCCAGTGCCTGAACATGGCCTGCGGCGCGACCTACAGCGGCTCGCTGAGCTGGGATTACGCGCTCAGCCCCTCCGGCCTGGATCGCCCCCGCGTGGAGCTGCCCGTTGCGCCCTCGGTGCAACGCATGCAGGCGCTGCGCGACAGCCGCCCGAAAACCGATCAACTCGACATGCTGGACCAAATGGAACCGGAGGTAGCAAACGCATGAACACCATCACTGCTGTAACCAACACAGCATGCGACGCCCAGGAGTACCGCAGCAGCATGCAGCTGGCGGCACGCCATTTCCTTAAGCGCCACCAGGCCGAGCACCTGACCGACGACGGCAAGCTGTTCGACCGGGCTGTGAGCTACCTGGTCAACTCGCTGGAGGTGCCGGCGTTTATGGCGTACCGCCTGGCGTATCTGGCCATGAGCGAGCTGGACAGCCGCCCGGCAAGCGGCATCGGCATCAACTACGTCACTCGGGAGGAGGGGCGCGTGGCCTTGATCGATTTCTCTTCGGGCGAGGCGGTATTAATCCCCCTGCGCCACTTGCCGGCGAGGCTCCAGCCGCCCGCGGCGCACCTGGCTGCAGCAGCCGTTAACTGATCACCCCTTGAATTGACCCATTCCCATGCCCGCCGTTGCGCGGGTAGGGGGAAGTTGCGCCCGAACGGTGGCCATATGAACACATACGTTTCCATTGAAATCCAGCTGAATGCCTCGCAGGCAGAGGCTTACCTGAACTGGCTGACCAGCCAGTACGAGCAGCTGATGGCGGCCTGTTGGTACGACGACCGCTACCGCTACACGCCGGCTGGCCTTCGCGGGCCGCGCATCCTAGAAGACCACCCGCACATCGCCGGCCTGAACCGCACCATGCGCGTGCTGGTGAAGGAGCTGAAGGCGCAGGAGGTGCTGGCATGAGCTCTCAACCTGCAATGCCGGCCTGCGAGGCGCTGGCGGCTGATCCGGAGCGCTACATGTTCAAGCGGATGCTGAGCGACCTGAAGGAAGCCGACCATAACGACGAGAAATACCGCATGGTCACCCGCATCGGGGGGTACTTGGCCGCCTTGCTGGAATGCGACGTCATCACGGTCGAGCAGTCGCAGGCGCTGCGCAGCGAGACCTACGTCTTCATGTGGGGGCCGGACGCATGAAAGACATGGACCGCCAGATCCGCGACGAGGTGCTGCGCCGTTTCGAGGCCGATTTCGGCCTCAAGCGCCGCGCCGGTACCGACTACATGCGCGGCGGCACCTGCCCGAGCTGTGGCAAGAAGGAGCTGTATTCCCGCTACGACCAGCCGTGGTTCGTGAAATGCGGCCGCGAGAGCAAATGCGGCGAGCAGTGGCACGTGAAGGAGCTGTTCGACGACCTGTTCGACGACTGGAGCAAGCGCGCGCCGGCCACCGAGAAGGACCCGACCGCCACAGCCAAGGGCTACCTGCAGGCCGCACGCGGCTTTCATCTGGAGCTGATCGAGGGCTGGTACACCCAGGAGAACTACTGGAGCCGCGAGTTGGGCATCGGCTCGGCCACCGTGCGCTTCCCGCTGGAGCATGGCGGCTACTGGGAGCGGCTGATCGACCGCCCGCATCGGTTCGGCAAGCAGAAGGCCCGATTCGCCCCAGGGCAGAGCATGCGCGGCCACTGGTGGTGCCCGCCGTGCGTGGACCTGCTGGAGGTCCGCGAGCTGTGGATTGTCGAGGGCATCTTCGACGCCATCGCGCTGCTGCATCACGACATCGACGCCGTATCGGCCATGAGCAGCAACGCCTTCCCGTCTGAATCCCTCAAGGCGCTGGCCAAGGCATGCGCGGATGCCGGCAAGAAGCCGCCCCGGCTGGTCTGGGCGCTGGACAACGAGCCGGGTGCGCATCGCTACACCCGCCGCTGGGTCAAGCAGGCCCGCGAGCTGGGCTTTACCTGCGAGGCCGCGCAGATCCCGCAGCGTGAGCGCAAGGCCGATTGGAATGACCTGCACCAGCGCTGGATGTTCCTGGACGAGGACAAGCGCGCCGAGCAGGTGGAAGCGGACCTGAAGGAGGCCCGTTACCAGGGCGCGTTGCTGATTGCCGAAAGCGCTGCCGAGAAGGCCATGCTGATGTACGAATGGCGCAAGCGGCACGAGTTTCACTTCGGCTTCGGCAACCGGATGTACTGGTTCAAGCTGGATCTGGACAAGTTCAACAAGGCCAAGCAGGCCCTGGAAGACAGCGAGCACCTCGACGACAAGCTGCTCGATGAGCGGCAGATGACCGAGAAGGCGCTCAGCGAGAGCGGCAGCGTTGTTGAGATCGCCAACTGCTACCCCCAGGCGCTGTATTTCCAGCGTAACGAGGTGACGGACGAGTCCTGGTACTACTTCCGCGTGGACTTCCCCCACGACGAGCCCACCGTGCGCAACACCTTCACCGGTGGGCAGGTAGCCGCCGCCAGTGAGTTCAAGAAGCGCCTGCTGGGCATGGCGGCCGGCGCGGTGTTCACCGGTACCGGCGCGCAGCTCGACAAGATCATGAAGGACCAGCTGTTCGCGCTGAAAACCGTCAAGACCATCGACTACATCGGCTACAGCAAGGAGCACAGCTGTTACGTGTTCGGCGACCTGGCCGTGCGCGGCGGCATCGTCGAGCAGGCGAACAAGGAGGACTATTTCGAGTTCAAGCAGCTGCGCCTGAAGACCCTGCAGAAGTCGATCCGCCTGGAAATCGCCCGTACCGACGAGGGCTACCGTGCCGAGTGGCTCGACTGGTTGTGGACGTGCTTCGGTACCCAGGGTATCGCCGCGCTGGCGTACTGGTTCGGCTCGCTGTTCTGCGAGCAGATCCGCGCTGAGTTTCAGTCATTCCCATTCATGGAGATCACCGGCGAGGCCGGTGCCGGCAAATCCACGCTGCTGATGTTCCTCTGGAAGCTGTTCGGGCGCGGCGACGAAGAGGGTGATGACCCCCTGAAAATGACCAAGGCCGGTCTGCGTCGTTGGCTCAGCCAAACCGCGGCCATGCCGGCGGTGATTCTGGAGGCCGACCGCAGCGGGGATGAGGGCGGTGTCGCCAAGACATTCGATTTCGACCAGTTCAAGCCCCTGTACAACGGGCGAGGCCTGGGCGTAACCGGCGTGAAGACTGCAGGCAACGAGACCAACGCACCGCCGTTCCGGGCCGCGCTGGTATTCAGCCAGAACGCCACGGTAGCGGCGAGCGAGGCGATCCTGACCCGTATCGTCAAACTGCATTTTGTAAGGCCCAAGGTGACCAGTCAGAGCCGCGCCGCAGCGGACAACCTCAACCACCTGAGCGCGATGGACGTCAGCCACTTTCTGCTGATGGCTACCAAGGCCGAAGGTACGGTGATGGAGACCTTTCGCCAGCAGGTGCGCGTGCATGAGCAGGCACTACGTGAGCTGAAAGAAATCAGCATCGAGCGAATTAGCAAAAACCACGCCCAGATGCTCGCCTTGGTCGACGCGCTGCGCCTGGTAATCCCTCTCAGTGATCACCAGCACGCCGCCACCCAACGCGAACTCACGGCCATGGCCATCGCCCGTCAGGGCGCTGTCAATGCTGACCCGAAGGAGGTGGCCGAGTTCTGGGAGGTGTTCGACTACCTGCAGAGCCTCAGCGATGACCCGGTGGTGGACCACAGCAAAAACCCGGACCTGATCGCCATCAACCTCAACGAATTCGCCGAACGCGCCGCCGAGCACAAACAGAAGCTGGCGGACGTCGGCACCTTGCGCAATCTGCTGCCCAACAGCCGCTCACGCAAATACATCGAGCACAACAAGTCGGTGGACAGCGCCGTGCGCGCCGCCTTCAACCGCCGCAACAACACCCTGACCCAGCGCGGCACTACCGTGAAGTGCTGGATTTTCCAGAACCCCGACGCCAAGCGCGGCAACGCTTGAGCGGGCTGTAACACCCAACCAAAACCAAGGAGAAGCACCATGCAAGACGAAAAAAACACCGAGCCCAAGCCATTTTCAGCACTCAAGGAGGCTCTTTTCTTCCTGGATTACGCCAACGATTCAGTTCTTGAGGCGGAGCGCGACCTAGCGAAAGCAAAGCAGGCGTTCGGAGACAAGCTGCGAGCGCTCGGGCCCGTCTGGCTCCAGGCATTCGATGCGGCTGAAAAGATGGGGGAAGAACTGCCAGACGCGTTCCGTGAAGGCGGGTTGCTCATCAGGTTCGACGAGGAAGGTGTAGCGAGTGCAGATCGCTTACCGGCCGCCGCCTCAAGCCACACGTTGTACACGCTGGCCAACAAGGCTGGCGAGTAAGCAGACCAATCAAAGGAGAAGCACCATGCAAAAGCATTTCACCATCACCAACGCCATGCGCGACAAGGTCGCCGACCAGCTCACCCTTCAGGCGGTAGCCCGGCACGGCCCGCGTATCGCTGCCGACCTGGCCGCGCTCAACAAGCAGTTCTGGGCAAATCATCGTGCTGCTGTCGAGGCGCTGCCGGGGCTGAGCAAGAAACACTGGCCGGACCTGATTCTGGCGGGGGCGGTGACGGCTACGGCGAGCTGCACGCCTACCTACATGCAACCGAGAGAGGGCAAGGAACCGTACGAGCAGGAGCTGGTAGCGGTGCGCAAGATCTACAAGGAGGACGCGCGTAACGCATTGGTGGCCAAGGTGCTGGGATCGACTACTTTCCAGGGCGTCAGCCGCTACCTGGAGCGTGAGCGGTACGAGGGGGATTGGATCATCGAGTTGCAAAGCCCCACCGGTGGCGTACCGCGCCTGCATTACATGGAGCGCATCACCGACCCCGCCCTGGAATCGCTCGCCCTGCTGATCTGCTCCGACCTCGCTGGCGTGATCGAGGCCGCCGTCGCCTTCCGCGATCAGGCCATGAGCGTGTTGCAGGCCTGCCGCACCTCCCGCCAGGTCGAGGACCTTTTCCCCGAAGCGGCCAAGCTGCTGCCGCAGCCGGCGAAGAACACCAAGGCCCTGGCTCCGACCGAGCTGGCCGCGAGCGTGCGCAACATGCTCAGCCAAGGCGTGCCGCCTGTAGCGGCTCAGGCGTGAGGGCTCGATCGATGAACCACTACGACGATGACGAACCCAGCCCCAGCCTGCGCGAACGCCTGGCCATGACCGGCTGGATCGGCACCGGCCTGGCCGGCCTGCTGACCGCAGCCAACCATCTGCCGGACCTGTTCCTGGCACTCGCACGCTGAAAACAAAAAGGCCCAGGTGAGCGGCAACTCACCAGGGCCATACCAACCCCGAAGGAGAACCACCATGCAAGCAGAACCCAAAGAAGTCAGTGCCGATAAGGCTACCACGGCAGCCGAGCAAGCACTGCGTCCAGCGAATGGAAAGGCCCGCCGTTACCTCGTTAAACGCAGCGAACTGCACCTGCTGGGCGACCTCGAACAAGGAACCGACTGCGTTTGCATCGTTCCTGTCGATGACCACGACCACCTGCTGCGCGAACTATTTGCAGAACAGCGCCGCACCCGCGCCTTGCTCGCCATTCTGCGTAACTCGTTCCCGCTCCTAGACGACAACGGCCTCGACGAAACCGAGCACCATTGCGAGTGGCACATCCAGCGGGAGCGCAAGCGGCTGCACGCAATCCTCGACGGCGCAAGCGCTGCCCCGCAGCAAGGCGGTGCCGTATGAAGTCGCCAGCCGAAGTCGGCCAGATCGCCGAGTACCTGATCACCACCTATTGCACCTCGGCGGGCGTAGAAGCTCCTGATGACGTGCGCAAGGCGTGCGAGCTGCTGATCAGCAAGGCCGCGCGGGCTATCGAAAAGTACAACGACCAGGCCGTCGCGCAGGAAGTGCTTGGGCGCACGTCACGCCACCTCGCAGCACATCCGATGGAGCCAGAACCTGCAGACGTGTTGTACCGCGAAGCGGTCGAGGCCGTGGTCAAGTGCCAGCGTGCCAGTCCCGCTTTCCTACAGCGCCGCTTCGACATCGGCTACAACCGCGCCGCGCGCATGATCGAGGCCATGGAGCGTGATCGCATCGTCAGTGCTGCGAACCCCAGCGGGGCGCGTACCGTTCTGCTGCAGGAGGTGCCCCATGCCTAACCCCACCGAACCCCTACGCCCAACGATGGCCAGCCATCCGCTGCCGCCCAGCACCTGCGACATCTGCGGGCAGAACCGTGCCACGCGCAAGCATCAGCTGTGCAGCCGCATTCGCCAGCGCCGCTGGGCAGCCGAGTGGGCCGCCTACCAGGCCGAAGTCGCCGCCAAAAAATCCCAGGAGCGCCGCCGCTATGCCCGTTGAAATCCGCACCCGCTACACCGGCATGACCTACGTGGCCACCGTGCGCGGCGAGAAGCGCACCGCCAGCAACACCATGGGCGCCCGCTGGGCCGCCGAAGCCCTGGCGCGCAAGCTCGGCCTGGACCCCACCATGCTCCGCGAAACCCAGCGCGATCTGCTGCGCAGTGGGGTGGAGTTGTTTGTGCATCCTGAAGCGCTGAAGGCGAAGGAGGCGGCTCGATGAATCTACTTCGTTATCTGACCAAACCGGAGGGCATCACCACCGCCGAGCTGGCCGCTCGCACCGGTGCGTCGGTTGTCCAGGTCCGTGCCGAGCTGGTCGCCCTGGAGGCGGCCGGCGCGGCGGTGCGCGAGCGTGCAGCGATTGGCCAGCCGCATCGATGGTGGCGTTTCGGCGCTCGTCCGCTCGGAAAGCTCGATGTGCTGCTGGCGATGGTACTGGCGGCACGCCTGCACCCGGGCACCAAGCGTCTTCGCGCGGTGTTCGACCGTCTCGCTCACCGCTCGGCCGACCCAGCGGTGAGCCAGATCCTGGGCATGGCCCGCCGCAGCCGGGCGCCGCATCAGGTCGCCGAGCTGGCGCTGAGCTACTACGCAGAGGAGTCGGGGCGTGGCCTATGACATACACCAGCACATGCTCGAATGCGAAGCCCGCACTTGGTTGCGCAAGGGCTACTCCACGCGCGAGCGGATCGAGGAGCTCGCCCAGTCGATCACTAAAAGGCGAGGCCATGCCGCGACCGAGCGCTTGGTGGAGGAAATGCGCCGTCAATGGCGCCGCCGCTCGGAGTGGCTGACCTAGAAATCACGTTCAACAATTCGAGGCCCGGCAACGGGCCTCACGCTTTGGCGGGGCATAGACTCCCGCCGTTTCCATCAGGTGAGAACGACCATGCACGAGGGTGTCGAGGTGCGCGGCAATTCGCTGCGCGTCTATTTCCGGTATCAGGGGGAGCTGTGCCGCGAGCCGTTCCCAGGGGATGCCTCGCCGGCAAACATCGAGCAGGCCAGCCGGCTGGCCGGGCTGATCCGCCATGAAATCAAGCACGGTACGTTCAGTTATGCCCGGCACTTCCCTCATTCCGTTAAGGTGAAAACAAACACCTTCGGCCATTTCATTGACCTCTGGCTGAACATCAAGCGCAACGAGGTCGCGCCGTCCGGTTTCCGGGTGTATGAAGGGCGGGCTGAAATGCACATCAGGCCGAAATGGGGACCGCTGCAGGCCGACCAGATCGACCACCTGGACCTGCAGGAATGGGTGCAGACGGAGCTGATGCCGAAGCTGCACAACAAGACCGTCAACGAGATCATCGGCCTGGTGCGCCAGATCTTCCGGCTGTACCGGATGCGCAATCGTCAGGCCCATGATCCCACCGAGGGGCTACGGGTGCGGGTGCCCGATCGAGACGATCCCGATCCGTTCGATCGGCGCGAGATCGAGGCCATCCTGGCGCTGGAGACCAAGCGGGAGCAGGAGCGCAACCTGGCGCAGTTCATGATCTGGGCCGGGCCGAGGGTGTCCGAGGCGATATCGCTGGCCTGGGAGGATGTGGTGGACCTGGACAAGGGCATCGTCCGCTTCCAGCGTTCCCAGGTGCGTGGGCATTACAAGGTGACGAAGACGCGGCGCTCGGCGCGGGAAGTGAAGTTGCTCAAGCCCGCGCGCGAGGCGCTGCAGGCGCAGGCGGCGCTGACCCGCGATCTGGGGCCGGTGGTGGTTGAAGTGACCGAGCGGGACAACAAGACCAAGCGCATGCGACCGCTGCGTTTCGTGTTCCACAACTCAAGCACACGCGCGGCGCACACCAGCTCGGACATGCTGCTGAAGGGCTTCTGGCGGCCGCACCTGAAAGCCGCCGGCGTGCGCTTTCGCGGACCGAACAACTGCCGGCACACGTTCGCGAGCCAGTTGCTCACCACCGGCGCGGTGCCCCTGGAATGGATCGCGGACCAGATGGGGCACACGTCCACCGACATGATCCGCAAGCACTACGGCAAGTGGATCAACGACGACGGGCCAGACATGGTCGGCATCCTCGAGCACGCGCTCAAGCTGTGATCCCAGCGAAACCACCCGAAGGCGGCCTGCGAGCCGCCTTTTTCATGCGTGCTCGCCGGCCGCTGGCAATGCCGTGTTCCCAAAATGTACCCATACGGGTGAGCGGGGCGGGTGAAGGGCTGTGAAATCAGTGCCTTAGGTAATTCATGGTGAGAGTTCGAGTCTCTCCGTCCGCACCATTACATGATTTCGAGACCTCTCTGGAGAACTCGAATATCCCTGAAAGCCCCGTAATAGGGGCTTTTTTGTGCCTGGAGTTTCTCTCTGGTACTCGTTAAAGCTTGTGCCAGCGCGAATCCTTAGGTACATAAATGTGTACATCACGAGTTCGAGCTTGGGAGATGTACACATGCCTCTCACGGATACGGCTATTCGACAAGCCAGGCCAAGGGAAAAGGCATACACGCTGGCAGACGCCGACGGGTTAGCGTTATTCATCCATCCGCGTGGCGGTAAGTACTGGCACTTTCGGTACCGGTTGGGCGGGAAGGGCTGCCGCATTTCTCTGGGGACCTATCCCGAAGTTTCCCTCAAGGACGCGCGCCTTCGTCGAGACGACGCCAGACAAAAAGTCGCCGCGGGAATTGATCCGAGGAGCAGCCCAGGCACACCGCCTGCCATCGTGACCTTTCGACAGGTCGCCAACGAGTGGGACACCTTTCGTACACCGCGACTGACCCAGGGCCGCAAGGGCTCGGCGGCACAGGCCAGGCGCTATCTGGACAAGGACATCATTCCGCTGCTTGGCGACATGTCGATTGAGGCGGTTCGACGCACAGACGTGCTGAAGGTCGTGCGGGCGGTCGAAGAGCGGGGTGCGCTGAATGTCGCCGAGAAGATACGAACCTGGCTGCATCAGATATTCCGCTACGCCATGGTTCATGAATATGTGGAGGTCAATCCTGCCACGGACCTGGACATCGTTGCGGCTGAACAGCCTCCGGTCAAACACAATCCCTGGCTCAGACTGGGCGAGCTCGGGGAATTCGTACGCACGCTCAGGGCCTACCATGGCTCGTTGCTGGTGCGGTTGGGGGTGGAGCTGATGTTGCTGACGGGCGTGCGAACCGCCGAGATTCGCCACGCTCGCCATGATCAGTTCGATCTGGATAAGCGCCTATGGTCGATCCCGGCCAGCGAGGTCAAGCAGCTGCGTAAGTTGGTCAGGCTCAAGGGCAGCGAGGTGCCCGACTATCTGGTTCCGCTATCGTCACAAGCCGTCGAAGTGATCCGGGCCATCCAGGTCTTTACCCGCCAGTACGAACTGCTGATTCCCGGTCGTAACGACCCCGCCAAGGTACTGAGCGAGAATACCCTGAATACCGCGATCAAGCGTATGGGGTACGCCAACAGGCTTACCGGCCATGGTATTCGGGCAACCCTGTCTACGGCTTTGTACGAGATGGGTTATCCAAGTCCCTGGATCGAGGCCCAGATCTCGCACGCCGATGAAAACAAGGTGCGGGATGCGTACAACCACGCGCTGTATGTGGATCAGCGCCGAGACATGATGCAGGTCTGGGCTGACTACCTCGACTTCTTGGCTGCTACGACGAAACCCTTCGACTCTCGATCCATGCCTCGATATCTGCCATAGGCCAGCGTGAGCATCGTGCCGACAGCTTGATCGGCCGAGGGAATCCCTGCTCGCTCATCCAGCGATACAGGGTAGGCACACTGACACCCACCGTTCTGGACAGGGTTTTCACATCGACCATGGGGTTGGCGACATTGATAGGCTGAGACTCGCTACGATTCAT